AAATTATCTAAAGGCACCTGTTTTATATTACCCTTTAAGGATTTTGAAACAAATGAAGCACCTATATTAGCAAAACGTTTTCTCATACCTATTAACTTTTCAACATTACCCAATGCGTGAGGATATATTGTAACGTTATTATATTCTTTTAAATTTTCTTTTAAACAATGATAATTGGTTGGTTCAGGCTCAAACGTAATAACTTTATCAACCATGTCTGCGTATTGTGCTGTATATAGTCCACAGTTACCTCCTGCTTGAACAACTGTATTGGCACCATCAATGGTAAACAAAATTTGTTCAGGTATGTCCGGAAAGTATTCTGTTAGATGTTTCCAGCAGTGATAGTCACTTTTAGGCCAAAGCCAGTCTTTACCTCTAAAGTTTCTATATTCGTATGTCACTGCCAATGTTCCAACAACTTGGGGTCTGCTAATTCATCCTGTTTTGTTTTTCCTCTTGATGCATCTTCAAAGGGCAACAAGTCAACATTGAATACACATAGAATGCAGTTCCCACGATATATTCCTACATTTAAATCATCCTCATCCCATGAGCGGCCGCGATTATAAGAATATGCCATCCAGCTCGGAAAGTAATCCCATAGCTCACGCCATCTCCAACTGTGGTAATTATCAGTGCCATCTGTATATGTGAACCAAATTTTATCCTGATGCTCTAATACATCTTCCCAGATAGGTTCACATTGGTCATCGCTCCATACTTGACAGCTTCCATTTGTAAACGCCCCATGTGAAACTTTAAAGCGGCGAGTATCCATAGGGCGTGGATCCTGCCACCAAGAACGCATCTTAGTAGGTTGTTCCATATTATATGTAATGATAGGAGTTAGGTCGTTCTGAATGATGACATCTAAATCTAGAAAGACGAACCGACCAGTAGGTTTGTCATCGGCGAAATTATGGGTGTTAAAAACAAAAGTTTTTGGGCGATCCCAACAGCGAGCCATTCCGTATTTAAAATTATCATTCCCGAACCAATACTTAGGATGGATGTTCGGAATATCTGGAAAGGGGATAATCGTAATATCAGATTGAAGACCAACACTATCATCAGTGTAACAATAGAAGTGGAAATCAAAATGGTCAGGGCAGTTTCTCCTAGCCATATTACATAACCGATTGACAAAGTGTGGTCCATATTTGGTGCCCCATTTAGCACATACAAAATTTACACGCATCTTCCACACTTCTCTTTACAAATTTTCAAATGGTCTCGTTTGAGACTTTCATTATAATGCTCGAAGTCGTCATTATAAACAATGTCTTTCACAGCGAAAGACTTGGCGTTATTGTATTTATTGTTATAAGGATAGTCAATTGGATGCAAAGGATACAATCTATTTTCTAATACGTCTCTAGCAATATATGAACAAGGAAAAACTTGACCTTTTGCATTTACATATATGCTATTATCATTTCTTGCCTCACAATCAATAATCCATTTTTCTTCCTTGTCAATATTGCGATATTCATATGTTTGTTTGAAGTCGTAAATATTTTCTCTACTTACAATATCTCGTATAGATTCTTGAACTTCAGTAGTTTGAGGCTCGTCATCTATTTCTAATATGGGCATGATTACTTGAGCACCCTGTTCACCAAACCATTCTATAATTTCAAAATAATCCTTACATCTCCAAGGTGCTGAGAGTGTTCTAAGCAGAGTAACATATTCTAGTTTATAATTTTTGAATATACGTTTTATATCTGCAAGAGTTAGTTCATCCTCTTCTACAAAAATGTTATTAAATTTATTATCTGTATCATTGAATTTGTTTGTAAGTTCTAGAACTACTCTTGTCGGTAGTTCTTTATACATGTCATATTTACCATACCAATGATTAAGTATGGAGGCATCTTCACATTTATCTAAACTTACAGTGTCTTCACCTTCAATCATATTCTGATTGAATAAAGCTAGTTTGGCTTTGTAGTTTGCATCCTCATAATTGTAACTATAATACCAATCGCACGGCAAAAAGTTCCAGAAGTCTTTTCCTGCAGGACGCCGCCACTGATGGTAATTATCTGAGCCTTTGTAAAATACTTTAAAAATATTAGGATTGTTTACAACATCCTCATATATTTTTTGAGGTTGATCTGACCACCACAACATACAACTAGAATTGTAATATGTTCCTCTGACATCCCGAAAACGTCTTTCTTTTAGTTGTCCTTCAGGTTGCCAATGGGAATATAAAATATGTGGCTGAAAAGCAAGTTCGTAAAATTCATCTATACTATCCTGTATTACAATGTCAAGATCAAAATAACAAAAAGGCCCTTCAGTAGATAATAGTTTATGTGCGTTGAACAGAAGAAACTTACTGCGATCCCAACAGTAGTTTTCCTTACCAAACCAATATTTAGGATGCAAAGGTTCTATATCCGGAATAGGATGTATTTCTACTTCTTCTCGGATATTGTCAGGTTCGTCAGTAAAGCAAACCATACGAAACTGATTGACATAATTAGCATCAATCATTCCATACAGATTGTTTACATAATCAGCGGAGTATTTGTCACCCCACTTTATTGTTAGAAAAGTGAGTATAGTAATCAGTCCTCAAATCAAAGTTAAAGCGATCCTGACCATTCAATAAACAAATATCGGGTTTAGATCTATATTTTCTGCCACGAGGACTTACATCTGTTTCGTGGTCTATGCCAAACATATAGGAATAAATTTTACCTTTCTCATATGGGTGAAACTTATCCTTGTGTTCGTGAAAAAGATATTTATCGTCACACCCGTCATATTCTTTTATCCACTTGTAAGGATTTTTATTGAAGTGTTTTTTGATAGGCAGTCCACTAATACCTCTCCATGACATGACACTGGAGTTGAAGTCACCGCCTTTATGTTCAGCTTCAAAGCCTTCAGGCTTCCAATAAGTTTTACATATAGCATTACCGTGAATTGTTATAAAATCTGACAAATCTTGTTTTTGTATCACAACATCTAAATCAAGATATATTGAATGACCCCAATCTTGACCAAGAATGTTTACTTTTTCAAATGTGCCTAATTCAATATCAGCCCATCTTAGAATGATATCCTCGTAAAGACCATCCTTGCGAAGTTTCTCACCTTGATCTGTGTGACAAACAAAGCGGCAATCCATGTTAGGAACCGATGCGGCAATACGATTTACATCATCATATGTATATTTGTCGCCATAAAGTAATGTGTGTATTGTAATCATGTCTATTATTTAGTTGTATAAATAGTAGAACAAACAAGGAAGATGACCAATGGCAACAACTACTAACATTGTAATTGAGCAGGGCGCCACATTTTCTCAAGAGTTTACAGTATTGGACTCTGCAGGAAGTGCCAAAAACTTGACAGGTTATACGGCGACCGCACAAATGCGTAGATCTCACTATTCATCCACATCTACTGCCTTCACCACTGCCGTTGTTGACGCAACAGGTAAGGTAACACTTTCACTAACTGCGGCACAAACTGCGGCTATTTCAGTTGGTTCTACAGGCAACAATAGATTTGTTTATGATGTTGAAGTTGCATCTTCTTCTGAAACACTTAGACCTTTTGAGGGTATAGTAACTGTAAGACCAAACGTAACGAGGGCATAATGGCTATAACAACTAGACAAGGACTTATTGATTATTCACTACGCCGCTTAGGTTTTCCTGTAATAGAAATTAATGTTGACGAAGATCAAATTAGTGACCGCGTAGATGACGCTTTGCAAATGTGGCAGGAATATCATTTTGATGGTGTAGAACGTGCCTATCTGAAAAAGAAACTTTCGGGATCAACACTTACAATACCTGCAACTACATTTAATACAGGTGAAACAATTACAGGCGGCACATCCGGCGCAACAGCTACGGTCCATGAGAACACAACAACTACGGCACTTGTGTATGAAAACACCAAAACAGCAGAAAAATTTGAAGCCGGTGAAACAATCACAGGTTCGGACTCAGGTGCTTCTACTACAATTACATCTATCGCAAAAGGTGATATTGAGAATGGTTATATTGTTGTTGATGATTCCTGGTTAGGCATTACACGATTGTTTAAGTTTGGATTAATTGCAGGTGCAAGATCTGATGGATTGTTCGATGTGGATTATCAATTTGCATTGAATGACCTTTACAATTTGTTAAGTGCTGACGTAACATATTATTCTATGGTTAAAACACATCTTAACCTGTTGGAAAATTTGTTTGTGAATGAAAGAGCAATACGTTTTAATCGTAAAACAAATAAATTGCATATTGATACGGATATGGATAGCACATTTAACATAGGGGATTATGTTGTTGCAGAAGGTAACAAACTAATTAATCCAACAGAATATTCGGAAGTTTATGATGACATGTGGTTGAAAAGATATACAACTGCGTTGATTAAAAGACAATGGGGTGAAAATATGAAAAAGTTTGGTGGTATTGCACTACCAGGCGGAGTTACACTTAATGGGGACCAAATCTACGGCGAGGCGATTCAAGAAATTTCCACAGTCGAACAAGAGATGCAACTTAATTATGAACTTCCACCTTCATTTATGGTAGGATAATTTAATGCCAACTAATCACTATTTCCAACGCGGAAGGTCAATCGGCGAAGTAAATGAGCAAACACTTGTGGAAAGTCTCCATATTGAAGCTCTTAAAATTTACGGTCACGATATCCTTTACATGCCTAGGACTCTTGTAAACAGAGATGTTTTGTTTGACGAGAGTGAATTGTCTAAGTTTACACAAGCATATCATTTAGAAATGTATATGGAACCTGTTGACGGGTTTGAAGGTGAGGGAGATTTATTTCAACGTTTCGGTATCGAAATTAGAGATAGTGCAACATTTGTTGTAGCCAAAAGACGTTGGGAAGAAAGTGTTGAAAGTGCCAAACAATATGGCGGCAGTTTTCAGTTAGATTCTAGACCTGCAGAAGGCGACTTGTTATATTTTCCCATGACAAAATCTTTGTTCGAGATTAAATTTGTTGAACACCAAGATCCATTTTATCAAGTAGGTAAATTACATACATTTAGATTGCGTTGTGAATTATTTGAATACAGCTCTGAGGCTCTCGATACAGGCAATGCAGAAATTGATGCTATTGAAGATAATCTTTCTGTAGATGCATTACTGCATGAATTTAAATTGGAAACAGGCGATTCACTTGTTCTTGAAGATGGTGGTAGTTTGATTCTACAATCATACGCAATTAGACCAGCCGTTGCAGGCGACAATGCAGACTTTGTGAATGTCCAACAAGTAGATAATATTCTTGACTTCACAGAATCTAATCCGTTTGGTGAGCTATAATGTTTAAGGGAAAAACTTTTTATCACTCTCATGTCCGCAGAGCTGTTGCGGCATTTGGTTCTATATTTAACAACATTGTTATACAACGTAAAGATTCTAGTGGTAACGTTGCTCAATCACTTAGAGTGCCTCTTGCGTATGCTACGAAGCAAAAGTTTTTATCCCGTATTGAGGGACAACCGAATTTAACTGACCAAGAAGTTGCATTAGTTTTGCCTCGCATGGGATTTGAGATTAGCTCTCTTACATATGATCCTACAAGAAAAGTTGCACCTATTCAGCAACATCGTAAAACAAACACATCTGATGCTCTTAAAATGACACAAACATTTGTGTCTACACCTTATGATTTGAATCTTACTTTATATTGTTTTGCTAAGAATCAGGAAGATGGTTTGCAAATCATAGAACAGATTTTACCTTTTTTTAATCCTGACTTCAACATTACAGTAAATGATTTGCCTGAACTAGGTATTAAAAGAGACATTAAAATTACGTTGGAATCAACTGCATATGAAGATAATACATATGGTCAGTTTGCAGATAGACAAAGTATTATATGGTCTCTTAACTTTACTATGAAACTAAACTTTTATGGTCATGTTGCAGATCAAGGAATCATAAGAAAAGTTATTGCAGACGTTTATCAAAATCCTAATCTTACGGGTGAAAGAACACGGCAACAATATTCAGTATCATCTGCTACAGCAACAGGTACTGCAACACTTTCAGGTAATGCGGTAAGTGCTATAGCTGTTACATATAGTGGCGGTAATTATACATCAGCAGGTCCTAATATTACTATAACAGGTGATGGAACAGGTGCAAGGGCTTCTGTAACTATGGAAGCAGATCCTCTAAATAGTAGTAAGTTTAGAGTCAAGAGTGTTACAATAGATGCCGGTGGTAGTGGTTATTCATCTGCACCCACTGTAACATTTGAGGCACCGGACTCAGGAATACAATCAATTGATGATGCGTATAGATTCCTCGAGGAGTTTGATACAGTTTATGAATAAAAAGAATAAAGTATTTGATGCGTTGGATAAAACGTTTGGAACCTTAACACAAGTTGAGGAAACAAAAACTCCTATGATTCCTGTAGATCAACAGGATGAACAACTTGAAAATGATTTCCAGGAAGCTAGAAATGCCTTGAAAAGGGCAATGGTATATGGTGAAGAAGCAATTCAGGGCATTTTGCAAATAGCACAAAACTCAGATAATCCTCGTGCATTTGAGGTCGCCGGACAATTAATAAAAACTATGAGCGACCAAGCAAAGGATGTTATGGATGTGCAGGAGCGCAAACAAAAAATTGATAAAATTGATGGTAAAGTCGCCAGTAAGATTGAAAAACAAACAAACATTGTATTTAATGGAAGCACTTCTGATTTGTTAAAAGCAATAAATGACGAACAGAAGACGATTGAAAATGTCCCTACAGATAGAAAAGACTGAGGATACCTCCTATCATGGTAATCCTAACCTAAAGCGGGTAGGGTATAAACACGATTGGAATAAGGAACAAATTTCAGAATATATGAAGTGTAAAGAAGATCCTATATACTTTATTGAAAATTATTGTATGATTGTGACACTTGACCAAGGGCTACAACCTTTTAAATTATATGATTGTCAAAAGAAAAAAGTAGACTTCATAATGGATAATAGGCGTTGTATTCTTATGGAGGGACGCCAGCAAGGCAAAACAGTTACCGCCGCCGCATGTATTCTACATTACACTATATTTCAAGATTCCAAAACTGTTGCAATTATGGCTAACAAAAGTAATGCGGCTAGAGAAGTGTTGGCTAGATATCAAATTATGTATGAAAATCTTCCTATATGGATGCAACAAGGTGTTAAAACTTGGAACAAGGGTGACGTGGATCTTGAAAATGGCTCCCGTGTATTTACAGCCGCTACAACGGCAAGTGGTATTCGAGGTAAATCAGTAAACTGGCTTTACATTGATGAGGCGGCAATTATTCCTAATAATGTTGCAGATGAGTTTTTTACATCAGTATATCCAACTATTTCTGCCGGTGAAACTACAAAGATTCTGCTTACATCAACACCCTTAGGTTATAATCATTTTTGGAAGTTCTGGAATGAATCTGAAAAAGGCACCAATGGTTTTAAGAATATGTTTATTCCCTACAGTGAGATACCTGGCAGAGATGAAGCATGGGCAGAGCAACAATTACAACTTCTAGGTGAATTAAAATTTAATCAGGAAGTTTTATGTGAGTTTCTTGGTTCATCCAACACATTAATTAATGGTAAAACTATTGCAGTATTAAGTTCTATAGATCCTAATTATACGAATGATGGTTTGGATATTTATGAAGAACCTCAAAAGGATAAATACTATGTATTGGTTGCAGACGTTGCAAGAGGTATAGGAGGAGATTATTCTGCTTTTACTGTAATGGATGTAACCGCAATGCCCTATAAGGTTGTTGCAAAATATAGACACAATAAAATTTCACCATTATTGTATCCCAATATTATTGACAAAGTAGGTCGAGACTACAATAATGCCTTTGTAATGATTGAATCCAATGATATAGGACAACAAGTATTAGACATTCTACATCAAGAAAATGAATATGAAAACATTTTTACAACTGTTACAGAAAACGGAAAACAATATATTACTCCTGGATTTGGCAAAACGGCACGTTTAGGAGTTACAACATCTAAAGCAGTAAAAAGACAAGGCTGTTTTGCATTTAAAAGTTTAATGGAAGAAAAGAAACTTCTTCTTTTCGATGCAGATATTATTCAAGAACTTTCTACGTTTATTGAAAGAAGCGGCACGTTTCAAGCAGACGAAGGTTATCACGATGACTTAGTTATGAGTCTAGTATTGTTTGGTTGGGTTACAACCAATTCATTTTTCAGTGACCTAACAAATGTTAATGTTCGTGAAGGCATATATAATTCTGAAATGCGTATGATTGAAAATGACCTCACACCATTCGGTGAGATTCTAGACGGCTCGGAACCTGAAATGGAAGTGATAGGCGGTGACGTTTGGATGTTTGCGGACACAAAATAAAAGAATTATAAATATTCTGTAGCAGATTAATAAAGAAAAACGCTTAACAATTCGAGGAGAATAAAATGG